CTCATCTACTGCGTACAGGGCTTCAGCCCCTGTGTTATTACAGTATGGACACTTAGTGTACCCCATGCTCATGACTCTCTCTCCTCCTTTACACGCAGTAACTTCCCCTCTGTATACCCCATCTTAAACTTGATGTGATAATTACTATGTTCTTCTGGATCATACTGGTTGTCATACTTAACAGCGTGATAGCCGTTGTGATATCCCATGATATAGGCATCATCGTACTTGTTACGCGATAGCTGGTGCTTGTAGTTAGGCATCATCAATCTCCTTTAATACCATTGGTATTCATAATCATAATTGTACTCAGCATCAAGCTGATGCCACGCCTGTTCATAGGCATAATCCCAATTAGTATGATAGCCTGTGGCTATGTCATCATCAGCAATACATTTTGCCCAATGGTCAAGGCTAGGCTCATGGTCAAGTGGTAGTTCTTCCATCATCAATCTCCCTTCTCCTTTAGTATCCAGTCAGCACGATGCAGCATGACCCTACCCTCACTATCCCTTGGTGCCTTGAACTTAAACTCTTTTGCTAGTTCATGCTTAAGTTCGCTTAGTTTCCATAAGTCCGACATCCATATGTCTTGAGTTTCTGCAAAGGTGTTGGTCACATCTTGTAGTTTGTTGTGTACTTCTAGCATCTTTAGTCTTACCTTTAAGCTGCTCATTGCTTTGCCTCCTTCTTGATTGCATTACTGCTCTATGTACTGGTGTTACTCTCATGTTTCAAACAAGTCCATTGGATAATCACTTTTCTGTACACCAGCCCTACGATATATATCGGAAAGCTTGATTGATAGTTCAGCTTCGTTTCTTGACATGTTTATATCAAACTCTGCCATCAATCTATAGTCTTCATGTGTCACTACTTTATTCACTTTCATATCTGGATCACCCCATACCATTACTCTACCCCTTCACTGCTACGATTAAAACTACCACTATTCCTATCACATACAGTAACAGAACACAACCCACAAAATAGTCTTGAGGTTCTAGTACTTGTAACTGATTGTAAACACAGGCTAATGTATTACAGCTAGTCATTGTCTACTGCTAGTACTAGCTTGTTGTCGTTGCTACTCTCAAACTCTACTTCATAATAATTCGTAAAGATAGATAACTCACCATTATAGGCATCAGTGAGTATCTCAAAGAACTCAGCGAGATCATCAGTATAGTATGGCTGACCTACCGTTACATAGCCCTTACCCTTTGATGGTATGCTTTCCAACAAGGTGATGGAATGTTGACCATCAGTGCAAGCTAGTGATAGCATGTATTCCTTACCATCATCCATTAGGTATAGGTGTAATTGTTTATCCATTGTCTTACCCCTTATCCTTAACTTTTAATAGGTGAGCCATGTGTTCTAGTTCTGTTACATCATACCAACGCTGATCATTAATAGGTAAGACTAGTCTCTTGTTACCTACAAAGGTGGCAAGGCATGGCTTGTGTTTATGTTGGACGATGTGCAAGTTACTCTTACCCATTACGCGTAACAGTGTGTTGAGCCTTTCTCTTGTCGTTACTGTGTTCCATCCTGCCAAGCTTATATGGACAGCCTTAGATCGTTTGACATTATAGCCACCATCAGTTGGTTGCAGACATGCTATGTCATTACCGTGAAGCTTCATGAAGTAGGCTTCGCTTGTCGTTGTCTCTCCTGTTTTGTTGTCAGTCTCAACAAAGCCAGTGCGTGTGATCTCTGTGTTGTTGCCTGTTCTTTTGACAATCCTATCAAGAAAGGCAAAAGCTGAATACTTGCTAATTTGTCTCATTATACTATGTCCCTTATAGCTAACTTGATTGAACGCCTATTGAACTCAGCGCCATCCATAGTCCTAGCACCCTGCCAATGCTTAGTCAATACCTTAAGACCTCGCACATAGCCCTTCTCAATAACTGTATCTCTTGCAAAATTATACAAGTCTTCATCGTTGTTAATCCAAAGCGACACGTTCCATGCGTTCCATGATGGATAACCATTATAATCCTTAGCCATTGTCTTAGCTCCTTTGTTGATTGCTAGACTAGCCTGCCATAGACTAGCCTAGCTTGTCAATCATCTATTTAACCTTAGCAAATTGACCATTGATAGGGTTACGGTTGGACATAAGATAACCTTGATTATTACTAAATGTCCCAATCTTACCGTATCGCTTAGTCGTGCGTCTAAACTGTACTAGATCAGTAGTTAAGACTGGTATTGGTTGCACCATTTGCAAGGTTGCCTTTGGTGTACCGACTAGATAATCTCTGATAATGTTTAGCATGTTAACCTCTTTGGTTTCTTTGCGTTTCTAAAAGTTACTGAAGTTATGCTGGCTAGCCACCTTTCCGTTGCTTAACCTTGTATCATCTAACAAGTAGTCTGTCGCTGGTTAAGCTTCTTGTGTTCCTTCAGTCTCAATAGACTAGAATAAGAATAAGGCACAAATAAGGCACAATGAGAAAAAAACAAATAAAAATAAATGCAGCGAGAGAGAGTATATATATAAGCAAAAAAATAGATAGAGAAAGACAGACACGCCAAACACTTTAAGCCACTCATAATCTACTTAAAGTCTACTTAAAGTCTTAGTGGTGCCTAACTTCGTCAACTTATTGACTACTTAGAGTAACCATAGAAACTTAGGGTAGACTAAAAGTGTCAAATGTTTGACGCGGCATGGGGGGTACGCACACCTTATGACTATTATATACCCCCTCAGATTTTTTTACCAAAATTAAGACACCTTCCACCAACCATCAAAGTCTTTCACACAGTCACATATGTCATTAGCGAGTGCCATAGAGAACATATAGATCAACCAGAGTACCAGTAAAGTATAACATATCTTCAACACTATATCATATATGAACATAATACTGCCTTATTCTAATGACCTAGTTATAAACTAGAAAGTAGTAAGTAGAAGTATAAACTCTAAGTCCACTATAAGTAACCTTAAGTCTACTCCTACTTACTACATATCCTATACTATAGGTAACAGGGGGTCTTCCTTATAGGTACAGTTTAGAAAAACCTATAGTGACAGCCAACCAGACTCACCTGTATCTTTAGTACCTAGATTAAGGTGAGACATAAACTTATCTAGTTCATTATCTAGTAGTTCTTCTTTTCTTGATTGTATTTGTGTATCTGCGTCAGCAGCCATCTGGTCTGTCCAGTACTGCACTGCCATAGCAAGAACGTCAAGTCTATCGTCATGAGCCAATGCCCCTCTTTGTTTAGTAATCCTAGTCATCTGGTAGGTCAGCATGTACTTAGCAGCTTTGTCTGGTGGCATATGCTGTACACTATCGTAGTCTTTTTGTATGACCTTAGGGTCTACTACAAGTCTATGTTGGTTCATTACAGGCTCAAGGGTATCAATGATCCTTTGTTCCTTTTGTTTACTATGTCTTACTTCTTCTATCGTTACTGGATAAGTATTAACTAAGTAAGGCTTCAGTAACTCAGTAAACATTCCGTCACCAAAGTTACTCTCAACCAACACCATGTTGACTTTGTGTATCTTAGCGAGGTCAGTGAGGTGTTGTAATGTCTTCTCAGAATAGCCACCTTCAATGCCACCACAGTCAACTACGTGTAGGAAACCGTTAAGCATCTTTACAACAGCGTATGCAGTCTCGTCAGAGCCTCTACCAGAGGGGTCAACTGCAAGTATGCTACCTGTGTACTCAGAGCGTCCTATAGTGTCCTCAGGGGCGTAGAACTTGTCTCCTGCAAGACCTACATTGGGTAGCTCTGGTAGTGGTTTGAAGATACCATAGACTAGTTTCTCAGGTGCAGTATCCTTGTCACATGAGTAAATCATTAAGTCACTTAGTTTAAGGGGGTATTTGTTTGCATCAGATAGTGAAGTATCCAACATAAATTGCAAAGCAAAACCACTTCTACCATAACTTAGTTCTCTTTCTAGTAAGTCTGTATCGTCAAACCGTTTAGGGTCTGTAGGAAGCCCATACACGGCCTCTAGGTTAGTTTGTAGAGAATCATACAGCAAAGGAGCTAACCTGCCCCCATACGCCTTCTCTGAGCGTTCTAGGGTAGGGTATCTAGCAGGCCATACTCTCATCTCATAGCCACGTGCTAGCAGTGTATTATAGAGAGACATCTCGTTCTGTGGTGTACCAAGGTATATAATCTTACCTGAGGGCTTGAGAACAGCATCAAATTCTTTTACTGTTTCTCCAAGCTTCTCTCTCATCATATGGGTCATGGAGTTGTTAGGTACTTCCACATCGTCAGCAATGATAATGTCTGCACGGCTACCTGTAAGCTGACCTGTAACACCTACAGACTTTACTGAGGGTGAACCAGAAGCCTTAGCAGGAGCTACATCAAAGGCTATCTTAGACCACCGTTGTCCATCTTTAGCTACTAGATGTTGACATATAGGTAATTCCATAATAATACGCTGAGTAAAGGTAGAGAAGTCATCTGCTCTTGCTTTACTAGCTGACACCACCATAAACTTTAGTTGTGGATCAAGGAGTAGCTGATGTACTACGTAAGCAGCAGTAATGTAAGATTTACCTACACCACGAAAAGCCTCAATAATACAACGCTTAGGACTGTGCTGTAGATAGTGTGCTATATCGTACTGAATAGGAGTAGGCTCTGGTAGTCCTAAATGTTGCCATACAAGGTATGTAAAGTTCCTGAAGTCTTTAAGTTGCTCTGGAACATCAGTCATCATGTACTACTTTGATAGTATGTGGATCAGGTGATGTAGTCTTAGCCCACACAGTATTAATAGGAGCTACTTTAAATTCATACTGGTTTGAACTATTAGAAAAATCTACTGCAGTACTAGTAAGACCTAGTTCTATTGTGGAAGAAATGTGTAAAAAAGCATTAGCTCCTGAAGCTATAGCCCTTACTTCAATATCAGATTTTTCTGGAATATAAATAGGTGTACTGTAAATACGACTGACAGAACCATTATCTATAGTAAAACTTTCTTGAGTTCTAAACACACCGTTTGGTCTACGTACTATAATACGTATCTGTCCAAACTTATTGTTTTGCTCTGTACTAATTGTATGGTCTGTTTGTAACAATTGTGCTGTATAACCAGCAGGTATTGTATAAAAAGCTTGTAGTGTTTGATTATCAGCATTAACGTAACTATATACGTTAGCACCATTACCAATAGTTACATTGCCTGTAGTATCCTGACTACCTGCTACATAACCACGAAAAACTCTAATAAAGGTTGTCGTAGTTGTTGCAGTTCCTGCACCAGAAAGTGTAAGGACTTCTGTAACTTCATTATAGTTTTCATCTAAACCGTTAACAGCTATTTCACACCCATTATCAGCAGCACCAGCAGAACTGGTTACAGTCATAACTACAGCAGTAGTAGGGTATGTATAGATACCACCATATTCCCATACTGTTTGTTCAACATTTTGTACTGAGTCATGTATACCAAATTTAAAAACACCGATATTAGATAAAGAAGAACTACTAGTAGTAGCCAGTCCACCTAAGATTTGATAACTTGATGTAGGTTCTACGGTATCTTGTCCAAAACCTATACGTATAGGATAAGTTGAGGCATTGTTAAGTATAGACATGTAAGTACGATTAACATTAGTATTAACTAATTTAGTCCATGTACTATTGTTTAATGTTGCTTCTGTAGTAAGTAATGTTGCATTTGGACCTTCTCTCATTGCAGTTGCTCCCCTACATCAAAGGGCAAGTCCTGCAGCAAGTTAGCCATAGGACTTTCTGCCATGATGACATCCAAAGACGCGCCGTTGTCTTTAAGAAACTTAACAGCCACTGATAGTTCACTAGCTGTAGCTTCCCCACTGCGTACACGTAGTAGCAGTTCTTGGGTGACAGCCTCATGCAAGCTGTCTATCAGTTGTTTTTCTGTCATTACTTTTTCTTCTTGTACTTGTCTGTCTTAGGAAAGCCAGCTTTCATGTTAGCGTAGGCTTTAGGACTTACAGTAGACTTACTCTTAGGTCTACTAGTACCAGCTTTTTTACGTTTGTTTATGTTTTCATATAGGCTCATGTTTTACTCTTCCTTCATCTTTGCTACTTTATGCACAAGTTCATTAATAGCTTTAGCATCTTCAGGACGCTGTTTCATTCTACCTACAAGGTAAGTAATAAGCATAGGGATACCAAAGACAGCTATACTAATACCTATAACAAGTTCAAAAGCATTAGCTAGTATTTGATCTAAAGCTACTAATAAAGCTTGCCAAGGATTTTGTACTTCGGCTATCTGTTCTACACTAAGACTTTTGTCTTCTTCAATCAGACTTGCTCCCACAAGCGCACCTGCTCCTGTTGCTCCAGCAATGATTGCAGGATTCGCAGTTACAATGCTTGCAACAGCCGCCCCACCAGAGGCTCCACTTGCCGTAAACATATCTGACATACTTATGTTTTCGCAACCAAATAATCCAAGTGTAGATAAGAGTATGAAGGTGCATTTTAGTTTACTCCAAGTTTTCATAATTGTTGTCCTTTTAATGAAATACACTTAAACATTTTAGGTTGTAAATCATTATTAGGCATTAACATAATGTCGTTACCCATCTCATAGGCTCTTGACTTACATTGCTCGTATGTTTTATAAGGACCACGTGCGTCCCTAAATTCCCAGCAATCTGTTGGAACAGACAAGCTACAAGCTAGTACAAATGTTTTAAACATAATTAGCCGCCTTTGCTATAGAAACCATAGCGGTTATAAAAAGACCTATAGATACTGCTAGTATAGCAACAGTAATACCAATAGTCTTCATTGTTTCCTCAAACTCCTGAGCTTTTTGTATAGCTTCACGTCTAGCTTGAGCTTGAGCTTCACGTTGTTCTTGTAATCTTTTAGCACGTTCCGCTACAATACCTTTCCAAGTACCGTGACCAAACCGCAAGTCAATCATATTAGCTACTTCCTGCAACTTTTCTGCTGCGAGTTTAGCATCTATGACTTCCTTAGCTACAGTATCTACCCCAAATTGATCCCCAAGTCCACCGCCAGACTTTTTGTTTCTGGCTTGTTGTATTTGCTTTTCGCCTGTGAACAAGTCATCAATCTGGCTTGCTATTTGTCCAATATCTTGAACAGTGTTAATGTGTGTCTTGATAAAGTCTACACTTTGTTTAACAAGTGCAATCCCAGCTAGGGCAGTACTGATTGGTTCCATATTAGTATTCCTTACAGTTTCATCATCAAAGAGGCTGCAAGACCAACTATAATAACCGTTGACCCCATTATCATTGCTTCAAGTCTCCACAATCTTTTGTCGAGACCTGATAGTTTATCTTCAACAGACGCATAGCGTACTGCACATTCCTTTTCGTGTGCTTCTAATTCTATAGCAACACGTAGTTCTGGTGTAACTTCCTGCGTCATTTTCATTTATTTACTCCGGCTTTGTCGGCCAAGTTACGCTTAAGGGAAACCCAGCTTGTGCTGGAATATCACGCAGGGCTTGGCGATAGGCGGTCATTGTATCAGACATCGTAACGTCTGACAAAGCCATCCAGTCTGTTTCAGCTAGCAATGTGTCACGCCGGTTACGCACCGCTTTCTCAGCATCGGCTTGTGTCTTGTTTGATACAGTGTAGCCAATAACCCAACGCCCTGTTTCATAGCTATCACCAACAGCTACATCGGCAGGTTCTTCATCGTCTGCCTGACGTATGCGTGTTTCTTTTTGCGGCTGGGCATCACGAACCAAGGTCTGAACCAGAGCGTCATAGTCCGGCTCTGCGTTCGGCATAACGTGATATATGCCATAGCTGGCTAAAATTGCACCGCCAATTTTTTTAGGAAAGCTGGTCTGAGGATTGTCACGGCGTAGGTTTCCGATCGTGTATGGAAATTGATCTACCTCTCCGTTTGATGTTTTAACTAAAAGCATAACTGCTCCTTTTATGTTGTGTATTGGTAAATTATATCTGTGTCATCAATAAAATATGCTTTGCTACCATCGCTTTTAAATGCGTGAATATAGGGGTCAACAAGTACACTGTCATTGTAAGACACTGAATTATAACTAGCAGTAGATACATCCCACCCAGTCGAAAGAGAATATTCAAAAATATCAGATGAAGAAGAAAATGTTGTAATGTACATCCTTGTGCCATCCTCGTTAAATGTAACGCACGAGGGATAAACAGACTGCGTTGCTGTAGAGAATAGGCTTTGATAACTTGCTGTTGTAATATCCCAAGCCGTTGAAAGTGTATATTCTACCACACCATCTGCACCCATTCCACAAACGTACATTTTGGTTCCATCTGGTTTGAAAAACATACCTTTTGGATTATTGTTATTCGTTGTTATGCTAAAAGTCTGTGATGCTGGAGTAGATATTGTTGATATATCCCAGTTTGTTGAAAAGTTGAACCTCTCAATTCTATCAGAACCGCCGTTAACAACATATAAAGCTGAACCATCAGGTTTAATATAAATTCCAAAAGTAGCATTTATGACACCAGTAAGGTCTAAACTGTTATTAAGGGATAAAGTAGAAATATCCCAAGCAGAAGACATAGTATATTCTTTTATACTGTCAAACCCTGTATCGTGTGCAAGATAAAGTTTGGTACCATCAGGTTTGAAAACCATACCCCTGAGATTGGCAGCTAAATTTAAATCAAGGCTCACACTGTCATAGCTTAAATTTGCTATGTCAGGGTCACTCCAAGTTATTGCGGCTGGTGTTGTGTATTGATAGACTGTGTTCAAGGCTCCAACGACATACATTTTTGAACCGTCAGATTTAAAACGAAATGCTGTTGGGGAAGTTTCTTGACTGGAAACAGAAAATGAAACTGAATTGTAAGATGCACTGCTTACATCCCAAGCTGTACTCAAATCATATTCAAATACAGCATCATTTGTAGCTCCAAGCATCCACATTTTTGTGCCATCATCGTTAAAATTAATTTCTCGTGGGGCTGTGTCTTGACTGCTTATGCTAAAAGAATTTGAACTGTAGGACGCGGTTGATACATCCCAAGCGGTTGTCAGAGTATATTCAAAAACAGTGGTATTTATTAATCCAATAATGTACAGCTTCAAACCGTCAGGTTTAAAAAACATACCGAATGGATTAGTTTCTTGTGAAGCAACACTAAAAACTTGACTATAAGAAGCACTGCTTATATCCCAAGCGGTACTTAAATTATACTCATTTACATCATCTCCATTCCTGCCCAAGATATACATCTTGGTGCCATCATCTTTGAAAAAGATAGTGTTAGGATTTCCTTCTTCATTACCTACATCAAAGGCTTGATTATAGGTTCCACTTGATACATCCCAAGCGGTACTTAAATTATATTCCTTTACATCAGTGTCACCAGCAGAAAGAGCGTAAAGCTTAGTTCCATCGTCTTTTAGAAAAAGACCCCTAATAGCGGTATAAGGGCTTAAACTAAGACTTACACTATCATAACTCGCAATAGCTATGTCAGGGTCATTCCACACGATTTCACCACCACCAGCAGACACGCCAGCCGTACCCATCTGTATTAGCCTAGCTACACTCATCCCATTGCATCCCCAGCCTGAAAGCCGTAATAGGTTGTCCCACCGTCTTGCGTGTAAAACGTAAAGACATCTGTCTCACCGCTTGCTGGTGCAGTCGGCGCAGTGCCGCCAGCCCAATCCACAGACGCAGGCCAAGTCACAGTTACTGTCGCTGATGGAGTTACTTTGAGCGTAAAGCCATAGGCAGTGCCGCTAGCTGGTGGGTTGTTAAAGACGTAAGTGACGTTGGCTGATGGCGCATCAGAGAACACGTTGCCGGTAGACAGGTCTAAGGTGCCGCTGGAAATAGTTCCAACATTTTCGCCAGCCGGTGACGCCTCAAAAAAGCCGCTGGAATAATCTATTACAATTCCCATCGTCTACTCCTTAAACGGCTGTAGAGCCAGCCATATCATCTTGCGTCATTACCCAGCTATAGCACTTGTCCAAAAAGGCATCACCGCTGCTTGCGTTAATGTCATCTAGGGTTGCGTGATAGCGTTTAAAGTCTACCTCGCGAGTGTCATCCGTTGGTGATGACGTTGCGTAAGCCGACAGGTCAATCATTACCTCGAACTTTGGGTCTGTTCCACGTTGGCGAGAGATTGCTGCAGTTACGATACGGTAGTATGCGTTGTTGAAAGCAATGCCGTATTGGCTGTTGCCTTCTGCGATATTATTTTGAATAGCCATTTTAGTTTGCTCCTTCTAAGCGTATGTGACTTCAGATGTGTGAATTGTTCCAACCCATCTAATGTTGGTTGCTGCTGCTCCGGTGACTTCAATCTTCAATCCACCGTTAGTGGTGTCAGCCGATAATGCCATCCCCCAGCTTGGAGTATTATCAAGGACAGTTGTTGCTGAGTTGACCAACACAGTTGTGCCAGCAGAACCTTCTCTGCGGATTAAGCCTTCAACTTTCCAAGCTGCACAATCTGTTCCAGATGCTGCGCTTTCACGGGCTACAATAGTGCCGTGGAAAGAAAACGCCGAATTGTTTGGAAGGATAACTTGGTTGGTAGTTCCAGCAGCAGTGTTGCTAGACCTTAAAATAGTTGCTGTTGCATCAGTTGTGTCGGCACCCATACATAACAAACCAGCTTGATAAGCGTTGGTTCCCGGCCCTGTTCCAATATAACCGCCGCCAAAGGCAATTTTAGATTCTTCTCTTGCTTCTGCGTAATACCCACCTATTGCTACTGATTTACTGCCAGAAGCAGCATTTCCATCGCCGCCAAAAACACCGGATTTTGTTCCACTAGCAACCCCCAAATTGCCCAAAGCAATCGCACTATTACCAGTGGCTTGTGGTGTATCACCTATTGCTACTGCATCTTGAGCTGTTGCTTTTGCTAATCTTCCTATAGCAATGCTGACAGTACCAGTCGCACCATAGCTAGCTGTGTTGTTAGTAATTGCTGCGGCTAAACTGTTTGTGCCGGAAGCACGAGAACCACCAAGAGCCATTGCTCCTGAACCAGTAGCAGTAACAGAACCACCACCGCCGCTATTTTTACCTAAAGCAGTTGAACTACTACTACCAGCATTAGTACTGCCACCAATTGCTGTAGCAGCACTGCCAGCTTGAGCGTTAGTACCTATTGCAATTGCATTACTAGTGTTGCCAACTCCAGCTATAGTCCCTAGACCAATTGCTACTGATTCGTCCCCAAGTGCTTGTGGAGGATTGAAAAAATCAGTCCTCATATTTGTTGCAATGCCACGATGGAATGAAGATATTAATCTAAAGTTGCTACCATCGCAAACAAGTTGGACACGCTCACCTTGACGTACAATGAAGGTTGTTCGACCATCAATGGTTTCACTTCCATTTGGGTCAATCGTTACAGTATGTGTTTGTTGACCAGTTGCTGCATTGTTTTCTATATAACAAAAGAAACCAGACCCTAGCGTAGCTGCCGCTGTTAGCGTAGCAGTATATGCACCACCAGAAAAACTAACTATTTTACCAGCATCTCCAGCTACTACAGTGTAACTTGCTGTTTTTGCTAGTATTGGGATTTCGGTGCTTGCACCACCGCCACCGCCGCCAGATACAGTAGTGAAGCTAACAGTACCAGAACCATCTGTAGTCATTACTTGACCATTAGTTCCATCTGCTGTTGGCAGAGTATAAGCACCACTAATCCGCACAGTAGCAGATGTGTCACCAAGAGCAATTTCATTAGCTGCAGTACTGATTGCTTGATAACCTATAGCAACACCTTTTGCATTTAAAGCTTTTGCTTGATAACCTACGGCAAATGTAAAATTCCCTAATGCACCATAGGTTGCTGTATTACTACCTATGTTGATTGCAGTACCAAACTCACCAGAACCTACCCTAGACCTATTCACAGCAAAAGCACCATTGCCTAATGCAAGTGAGTCCTGTCCAAGTGCTGTTCCATAGAAATTGTTTGTAGAAGCAGCGTTTTCTCCAATGGCAATTTGACCAGACCCACCTGTTGCTGATGCAGCACCATCACCGCCACCTATAGCTATATTGCGTCTATCTGCTACTGCGCCAACACCTAAATCGTCTGAGCCAATAGCCACACCGTATTCACCAGCATCAGTATTCTTACCTATTGCAACGGCAGCTCTCTCAGCAGAAGCACTTGTGCCAATGGCTATTGCATCACCAGAACCAACAACACCTGCTATTGCTTCTGCACCGCTACCAATTGCTAAATCGTTATTTCCAGTAGTAGTTGGTGCTGTAGCACTGACAGGATTTTCACCATAAAGCTCTACAGAAATGTCATTTAGTTTTGTGTGATCAGCGTCTGTAAAAACATTACTATCTGTAGCACTCTCAACCAATGTCCGTATTTCTGCGGCTGTTTGGTCAGCAGTAGCTGATGCTTCTATGCCTGTTAGTTTAGTCTTTTCAGCATCAGTAAAAGCATTAGTGTTAGCTTCAGCCTCATAAGCGGTTTTAATCTCTGCACCAGTTTGATCAGCAGTAGCTCCGGCCTCAATACCATCAAGCTTGGCTCCGTCTGTAGCCACATCACGCCCATCAAAAGTCGAGTTGGTTGTGATAGCCCCAGTCATTGCACCGCCGGTTCGTGGCAATGCTGCATCAGCCGTGGTACCTTGCGCGGCTGTAGCGTAATCAGAGCTATCAAATGACTTGACTTGAGCAAGGTTAGTGACCTCACTATCCATTAACGCACCAGCAGCAGTTACATTAGTAACATCAGTTACATCTGCACTAGCTTCGATACCGTTGAGTTTAGTGTGATCCGCGTCTGTAAATACATTACTATCTGTAGCACTTTCAACCAACGCACGGATTTCTGAAGCTGTTTGGTCTGCTGTAGCTCCAGCCTCAATGCCTGTCAGTTTAGTTTTTTCAGCATCTGTAAAGGCGTTAGTGTTAGCTTCAGCCTCATAAGCAGTTTTAATCTCTGCACCAGTTTGGTCTGCTGTAGCTCCAGCCTCAATAGCATTTAACTTGCTATGGTCTGCATCTGTAAACACGTTGCTGTCTGTTGCTGCTTCAACGGCTGCTCTAATCTCAGCATCAGTTTGGTCAGCAGTAGCACCGACTTCTATACCAGTCAGCTTAGTTTTTTCAGCGTCTGTAAAGGCGTTAGTGTTAGCTTCAGCCTCATAAGCTGCTTTAATCTCTGCTCCAGTTTGGTCAGCAGTGGCACTGGCTTCAATACCAGCTAGTTTGCTTTCTTCTGCTGTAGTAAATGAAGCTGTAGTACCATCTAAAACAGAAGAATGTGCTTGTACATCAGACCCAATGGCTACGCCTAGATTAGTTCTTGCTGTTGTAGTATTAGTAAGATCAGACAGGTTGTTAGCTGCTAGCAAATCGCCAGAACCACTATCATTATCTACCCAATCGTAATCACTACCAGTCCATCCTAACACTTGATCAACTGTAGCTGTACTTGTGTTTAGGTGTGCGTCAACCAGAGGGTTTACATTAACTGCATCTGTTACATCCGCATTGGCTTCAATGTTATCTAACTTGTTACCATCAGCCGAAACATCACGCCCATCTACAGTTTGACTTCCAGAGAAAGCAATGTTTCCTGTCATCGTACCGCCAGCTAAAGGAAGCAATCCAGAAGCACCAGCTACACCTGTTTCCCAAGAACTACCGTTCCAAATCTTGAGAAGGTTACTGGTAGTGTTGTAGAACAAATCTCCTACATCAAGACTTGTTGTTGGGTCTGTTGCTCCACTACGGTACACTTGAGCAAACGCATTAACATCTGAGATGTTTGTAGCAACTGTATTTACATCAGTAAGATTAGTAGCAACAGAATTTAGGTTTGCAATGTTTAAAGAATTAAGTTGAGCTTTGTCACTGGTAGTTAGCCAAGTGTTTTCGATATAGTTCTTTGTAGCAGCATCTTGTAAGTTTACAGGATTTGCTACATCCTTAATTACTTTGTTATCTGCATCCCACTTTAAGTCAGTATCAAGTGTAATAGTATCATTAACTACGTCTTTAGCTTCTTGTGCTGCGTGGAAGGTCTGAATAGCTGAATCATCCAAGTCTTCTTCAGTCAACACTGAGCCTGACGCAAAGTCAACCGCACGTGCTGAAAGGTCTGTAGTACGGCGAACCTGTACAATTGCACCAGTAGCAGGTGCTGAGGTTAGTTGTACAGTAGAGCTAGAAGGAAAAGTTAAACCTGTCTCAGCCACACCGTCAACGGTTACACTAATTTCAGTAGTGTTCTGATATGTAAAGGGGATTGAGAACTGCGTAGTCGCATTATCCCCTGTATAATTTTCATATGATAAAGGCATTTGTTTTCCTTATTAACTTTCTTTTAGTGATGCTAAAGAATTTAGAATTTGCCTAGCCCCATAGAGGGATGAAAAAGGAAGAACCCTTAACATACTTCTAAGTTGACCTTCAGATAATTCTGTATCAGGTCCAAGTGACGAAAATAAATCCTTTAAACCTTTAGATACACCTAGTCCCATTGAGACAGATGCAGGGGTAATAGCTCTTGTGCTACCATCCATAGTACCAGTAGCTACTTGATAAAGATAACTAAACAAAGAAGCAGGACCAACTTGGTTCATAGTACCAACTAGCCAGTTACCAGCTTTTACTCGTTCTTTCATATAGTCTGCTTGATCACTTCGTCCAACAGAGTTCATCCAAGAACGACTGTAGTACATCATGCTACCCATAAAAGTAGTGACAAGCATTGTACGAGCTATCTCTGCTGCATCTCCGTTAGCTGCACGAACACCCATACGAACTGCTTGTTGCTCTAGTGAGGCTAATGGAAAAGACAAAAACTGAAACACAGTCATACCGATAGGACTACGTAGCCAAGTATTGACTGACCCAGCGTTCATTTCTTGTACACTAGTTGTAGCATCCCTACGTGCTGACATAGCGAATATATCAGCGGCGGTTTTGTCTGTCCACCTATCAAGGTTTACAGCGTCCAGTATCTTTTTATCTTTATCCAAATATGTAGCATGTTTAACAATCTGCTTATTTATATTCAAAGCCATTTCTTTAGTGATACCAAGCTGTTCTAGCTTAATATCTGAAAATGGTACATCACCCTTACGTGCTGCTACTTCCCATGTTACTGCGTAGTTAAGACTTGCTATTCTACGTAACATATCAGTAACACCAGTTAAGCCAGACATCATAGAGACAAATACTCTACTTTTACCTAACACTTCGTCTAACTGTGTGAATTGTCCAGCAGTCTTACGTGACTCAAAGATTTCACCTTCAAATCTACTTTGTGCGCGAGTGAACTTAGATACTAAACCATCAGAGCCAATACCAGTTGCTGCTGCCATTTCTCTGCCTAAGCTATCCTTAATCTCGCCACTACGTGCATCACGTAAAAGTTGCTTGTAGCGAGGCATAGTCTTTGTAAGTATCTCAATAGAGTTAGGAACCATGACCATAGGAAGCTCCATAAGAGCCGCCATACCAGCCATACCCATACTTACACTATAGCTAACCTCTCTAGCTCTGTTCATCATCCTAAGCGTTGTAGCACCCATGTCAGAACGATAGATGTGTGTACCCTTGACCATATCATACATATACTCAAGACCACGCCTGTTTTGCTCAGTAGCACCAGCAGTAATAGCTTTGTTTAACTGAGTAGCAAAAGTAGACCCAATGTCATTAGTGTCAATACCTCTTTGAGCTAGTGCAATAGCACCTGACATCTGGAAGACATAGGTATCATAAATGTTCTGAACATTCTTTTCTACTAAATCAGAGAATTTAAGTGTCATAATTTCACCCTTGCGAGGTCCATTACGAATGGTTACATCTACACTAGCATCTTCATCAAGTACCATGCGAGGTCTTGCTCTTCCAATACCCTTTACATCCTTACCTTTGTGTAATACAAGTTCAGCTATAAAATCAAGCTCATCCTCAGGTACGCCAGCTTGACGTAAGATTTCCTTAAAGTCATCTACATCTAAGTCATTGCTACCCATCTTCATGCCTAGCTTACCCTCAAAGTCTCTAAACTTTGTCATGTAGCCAGAAGCCAAACGCTTAATAAAGGTATCAATTTCTTGCTTAGTAGCTGCCTTACCCTTCTTAGCAGATAACTTAGCAGCCACTTTTCTTTCAATTTCAGGTTGTCCTCTACGGATAGCTGCTTCAGCTAGCTCATCAAACACAGAGTTATCTGCATCTAGCATATCTTCTAGTTTACTAATCTTAACTTGACTGCGTAGGCGAGGTAAACCGTAGTCTTTAATATCTAAAAGAGTATCAGGAAAGAAACCTGCTACGTTTGCTTCTACAGCTTGTTTACCTAAAGCCTCAATGTTAGGACGCATAGCGTCTGCTATCATCTGTGCTTCTGGACTTACTTGCTTGTTAAAACGTAAAGCATCATAAGCTTCCTCAAATAAATCATTCTCTCTGTTATCTAATATACCCTCTTTACGTACACGCTTTTTATACTGCTTAACAGCTCTTTCAATAGCAGGGGCAGGTAAACCACGAAAACGTGCTTGCATAAAGTCACGTGCTTCTAACGCACCTGCTTTAGCTACATTTACACTACCATCTGCATTGGGTAAGAAACCAGCAAAGGCTGTTCCCAGCTTACCACCTAAGAAACGTACCTCAGCTACAGTGTCCTTACCTGATAGATTAGCCATAGCAGAGATTAAACCACGTGACTTTTGGAAACCACCACGTGCTACTGCTACTTCAGCTTGCTGTTCAGGGCTTAGTTGTTCAAAAGTCCTAGCATCAGCCTCTGTTCCGCTGGTTATATCTGAACGGTTTTTAAAATCATCACGTGCTATTGCTTCTTGTACATACTTTGGACCAAGTACCTCATCGCTGTTACTAAAAATAAGATTTAGTTCATCAGGAGTAAGGTCTTCTTCATCTACAAACTTACGCCGTGCTGTTTGGATAGCTAGACGCTTGGCACTTTGATTGATAAAACCACCAATACCAGCACCTACAGTACCACTAATAGCTGACATAAGTAACAAGTCTTCATTAGTAGTCTCGTAGTTACTTTGTTGTCTTAGACGCTCAAGTGCTAATGTTTCTGCTGCTGTAACTCCACCAAACAAAGCCGCATAGTTTTTTCCCTTACGAAATTTACTAAGTAGACTACCTGTCTTAGCAGCAGTTGCTCCCAAGCCAGCCCCTAGAGGACCAGCCCAAGATAAAGCAGCACCACTGCCTATCATAACTGCTATGTCAGCAGGATCAAATACATCAGATACAGCCTGTGCAGCTATACCCTTAACACCAGCCAGACCAAGGAGCCGATTGGCTTCTTTAGTCTTTTTAAACTCATTGGCTAGATATCTTGCACGTTCAATACCATTCTCAGAAGCTTCTTCAAGAATACGCTCAATTGCATTTCTGTCACTAAAGCCACTTGTTAGGTTGGTTACATCCTGTGCAGTAAGTACAGTAGCACCTGCTGAATCAGGGCGGTCAATCTCACCCATTACATTCATAAATGTACCTTGAGTAGCCTGACGCTTACCAACTAAGTCCCAAAATCCAAGGTCTGCTACTTCTTCTTCTGCTTCCTTCTGTGCCTTGTACATAGTGTAGTCACTAACAAAGTCAACTTTAGGAGAAGCAACACTTGTGTTAAACCCAAGGCTTTTTAGAAACTCTTGATTTTCGTCAGCCATAAATAGTACTCCTAGTTATACGTTAGAAAGATGATTTAACTGAAGCAATAAATTTCTCTTTCATTTCATCTTTAGTTTTTTGTGTTGTACCTTTAGGTCCAATCCACCAGTTTTCTACCCAAAACTCTGCAATTGACTGAAGATCACTAGGATTTACTTTACTAAAATCAGCATTAGGGGCTTCAAGTAAATCATAAATAGCTAAAGCAATTTGTTGTTCACCTGAAAGATTAAGAATAGCATCTTGCACTTGTTTAAATGTTTTGCCTCTAACTTTTGGCCCTAACTTAGTAATCCAAGAAGGTAATTTTTTACCTGTTTTTTTATGCCATTCTTCTGCCCTTGTTATTGAGGTAAGAAATCTAGCAGGTTCATATTGTAGTAAGCCTCTTGCTGGTCCTGTACCATCTGTAGTTTTATCAGACTTTTGTATAGTCTTAGGGTCCATAGTACCACCAGTTTCGTGTTGGACTATGGTTTGCATAATCTTAGTTACATTTTCAGCAGAAATGTTTTTTGTTGATAAAACTGTATCTACTGCCCTTGTTAACTCTGTGGGTTTATTTTCAGGTAATAGTTCTGATGCACCAGCAGAAGTAATAAGAGAAGGTAGTGTAGAACTACTCATGTCCATAGTTTGATTAAGGGCGTCATAAGCTCTACTCACTGGATCACTAATGTAACCAGTAGGTGCAGGTGCTATAGTAATACCAGAGTCTTCTGCAAGTCTCTGTGCCTCAATAGACATTAGTTCCGCTGTATCATCTTGCTCTACAGATTTATTTAATTCCTCAGCTAACTCGTTAGCAAACGCTACTGAACTAGTTGATGTTAAAGTCTGTAGATTAACAGTGCCTACTCGTACCATGCGGCTGTAGTCACCCTCTGCGTATGCCATAAGATTTAACATGTTAGTATTGCGTGAGTCTTGCTGCCAAGCAAAAGCCATATCAGGATCAAAGAAACCTGTAGTAGACGATCCTATGGCTGCTAAACGAGGGGCTATGATTTCTTTTACACGGTCATTATCAAACGTGCGTGTAAGTATATCATCAAGTATTTCCTCATTAGCTTCTGAATTAAGTTGCCCAGATACTTTCTTTACCACTGAGAAGTGTCTAGGATCGCCTAAAGCAAACGCATCCCATTGACTAGTTTTAAGTGTAAGGTAATTATCTCTAACTTGTGGTATAGCTAAGGCAACAGCTTCTTCTGCTGACATAGGTACCTCTGACATAAACATAATAGCTTTAGCTTGTTTCTGAACATCCATCAATAACGAGGGGTATCCAATCTGAGCTTCATCTATGTTAGTACCATCAAAGAAATAACTTGTATCAATTGTGTCCTTAACTCTTTCCTCAGTTACTAATGTCTCCACTCTCCCAAAATCTTGGGGAATAGGTTTAGATGCAAAGGGAGCAATGTCTCTTAGTTCTCTACCTGATTCCAACAAACCATTTAGAGCATTTACTTTAAACTCTTGTTCTTTAGAAAGTTTCAAGGTAGACATGCTGCCACCCATAGACTTAAAATCTCTAATAGCTTTTAGTCCATTACCTAAAGCATCTATTCCTTGGCTACCTTCGCTTACATCCCCACCCTGTAAAAAGGGTAGTCCTGCAGTGATAGGTAGCTTATATCTAGCTGGTACAATGTCATGTGGATTGTAATGTGTGTTAAAAAAACGTGCTTCTAAATCAACTCGCTGTTGTTTAAAGTTTTCCATCACCGTATTAAAAGTAGCTAAATCACTACGTCCTTGAGAATTAGCTATTTCAAGAGCTTCTATTTCATCTTTTAAAAATTGATCAGCGATAAAGAATTGTTTATCTGCTGAATTTCCTGCCATTTCTTTAGTAACAGTAAATTCAATTGTACCGCCAATACCATCAGGTACTATGACTTTTTCCCCTACCTTTGCACCTGTAGGATTACCTGTAGCAATAGAGTCAGCTACTAGTTTATCTACAGCAGCTTCCTTAATAAGCGGTTTATTAACTTTAATTGTTGCTTTAATAGAAGCTGCTACGTTAGCATCAATTGTATTAAAGTCTTCAGCGTACCTATCAATACTTCTAAGAGACTTACCATCTCTAGTTTGAATAGCATCTACAAATTTAAGATAATTTGTTCTGCCTCTTTTAGATTCCACTAGGGCAGTAGCTATTACTAGATCATTAGCTCTACGATAGTCACCACCAGTCACTACTACGTGCTGATTAAAAGCATCAACCATGGCAGGAACAATTTGGTCATCCTCTGCTACACTACCTGCTCTTCTGATTGTATCGTTAAATTGTTGATCCTGTTGCTCTATGTTACGCTTACGCTTTTCAGGACCAAAGTTATTAAACATAAATAGAAGTTTATCTTGGTCAACTTTTTGATCAAAGGTTTGTAAAGCAAGAGGATTAATCTGTGCTTCATCTAAGTTCATTCTATAGTCAGAATAATGCCTTGATACTCTTTCGGCTGCTTCTTCAGTAGTCAAGGACAACCAATTATTTTGGTTAGTAATCCAGTCTTCTTTTAATCTAGCTGTTAAATTAATTGCAGCCATCTCAGCTTGATGCTGTTCATTAGCTCTCTTACCATTTAACTCATCACGTTCTTGTAGTGCTTTTGCTTTCTTTGCTTCTTCTTGCATTAAATTAGTTAGTGGTGAGATAGCATCAAGAAATTGAGATAAAGGTGAGGCTTGAACTATAGGTTTTTCAGGGGATACATAGGTATCTACAGCACGTGCTGTTGGCGTGACTTCTGTGGGAGCATTAAGCTCACCTACTAGTACTCTTTGTTTAGCCATTTGTTTCCCCTATAGTACACTTGAGCCAGCGTTTAGCCATACTGATGAAGGATTATATGTAACAGGGGTAAACGCTGCAGTCTGACTACCAAGCTTATCACCACCACCAAAAATATTGCTAAAAATACTGTCTGCTTGATCACCTATTTCTATCTCTGATGAAATAGCAGAAGAAGCTGCTCCTAATATAGCCATACCTAGACTTGGTTGTACACCACGTTGAACACTTCTAATTCTTTGTAACATCTGAGCGTTTAATCCTAGCTTCTGTACTTCTATGTCATCAAAGATAGCATTAACTTGTCGAGTGTAGATATCAAGTCCCTTGAGTTTATCAGACTCAGCTTGCGAAAGTTTTATAGCTTCTGTTTGACCTGCTAAACCAGACTCACCACTAGCCGTTATCATAGTACCTTCACGTTTTAAAGCAGCTATAACTAGGTCTTGCTTTTTCTGTGAATATTGATCGCTAATTTGAACAGCACGTTTTTGTAAACCTTGTATTTGCAGGTCTCTAGCCTGTGCTGAATTAATTCTGTTTTGTAAGTAGTAAGCTTCTTGTTGTTTAGCTTTATTAGAAGCGTCTATAAAACCGCCTATTCCTTTAGCGATTGATAGTGCTGTCATAATACCCATATTATATCCTCACAAATTCTAAAAAGGTCTTGTTACCAACACCCCACGTGTCATGTCTCTTAATGAATACGCATCCTATATACTTTAACCAATTCACTGCTTCTGTATACTCAGCGTCACAAGCATTGGTTAATACTGGATACTTCTTGTTTAGCCTGTTAATCCATGGCAGAGATTCACGTGCAAATTGACGCCAACCTTTTTTTAGTGGAGGGGCTGTAAGTAGCCAAGGCATACCTGTCATATCGTCTATACCAACTATACCATACATACCAGCTAGTTCATTTGTTTCTGTTACTACAATAGTCCAACATTCTTCTGAGTGATCAAAGCCTTCTTGTAATGCTACCTTAACACTACCATGTGAGGCTAGTACTTCCTGTGTATCTTCTGGTCTTAGGTTTGTTGCCAGATGATCTACATCAGCCTGTACACTTGCTCTCACATGTAGTGTCATTATAGTCTCCTTGAACGTAGGACGTAGAACCCTTCCCACTCTGCTGATTGGAAGATGCAGGGTAGAGGGTTATCACTTTCTAATACAATACTTACTGAACTAGATTTACCTAACACACCAAAACGGTATGTACCAGACTCAATAGCAGCACGATTAAGTATGTTAGCACCACTACCTACCACACGGCCTGTAAAGGTACGCACATATGGTGTACGTTTAAGAGGCGTTACAGTTACATTAAAAAAGGCTGTATCATTATAAACAACAGCATAGTTTCTTAATTGTAATTGTCCAGTAGTAATAGGTTTGTTATCTTGCTTTAGTACAGGCTCAGAGAATTGGTATTTAAAGGTAAACGGAATACCAGCAAAGACTTTCTCAGAGTTAGCTAACTTTGCAGCTACCTCACTAAGTAAAATAGTTTTTCCTGTTTGATCTACATATATTACATTAGAGTCTACATAAGGTATAGTAGTAAGTCCACCTGTTTCTAACATTACTCGTCTATCTAAATGAATAGAAAAGTTACCTGTAGTATGAACTGTAGCACTATCAACAGACAAATTAATCTTTTCTAAGAACAAGTTGTTACTACGTCTAATTAACAAAAAGATATCTGCTCTGTTAAAAGATACACCTATTACATCACCATCAAATACCCAACGTGACCATGAAGACTGTAGTTTTTCTCTACCACTCCAGTAATAACGATAAACATAAATAGCTTTAGGATCATCAGTAGACTGTGCAATAAGCATATCTTCATTAGAGGATGTTTGTATATTTGTTACAACACCTTTAAGATACTGAGGTACATGCGCTGTAATTTCTGTAGCATCATTGACATCAGTATCAGTGTCTACAAAGTATTCCCACATACCTGAAAAGGCACCACGATTAGAAGAGAAGTATACATACTTACCAGCCTGTGATGGCTTGGCTACAAGACTAGCTTCAAACTCAGTAGTACTAGCTACATTAATAGTTTCAGGGGTAAGGATAGGATCAGCAGTAACTTTGAACTGTGTTAGATCAGAGAAAAGTAATAGTGACTCGTTAAAAGGTACAGCATGTTTAAGGATACTAACTTTGTTAGAAGACACTGCTACGTCAATAGGGTCACTATCTACAAGCGCAAGTACTGACTTACGGAAGAAATCAAAATCTACAAACTCACCTGCTCTAGCAAAGATAACATTTTCATCAGCTAGTAAACCTAGTCTGTTACGATGAAAGAAAATATCAGCAATAGTATAACCTACAAAAGAGGGGAAGGGGTTTGTATCATCGTTACCTACTTGACGGTCAGCATAGCTAACTTCATCAAACTGAAAGTCACCACTAACTAATTTTGATAACTTATGTGGAAGGGTAGTAGCATCTAAGTCAATAAGGGTATTAGGTTCTGTTGTTTCTTTCCACACACCGTCATTAAATTTAACATAGTAATCATCTTGTGCTTTTTGGTTATCGCCTGATACCTCAATAACAAAATCATTTGGTCCCTCAACAGGAAGCTTTTTAAAGTCTGGTGTTTCATCCTTGAATACAAGAAGGTGTTCGTTACCATGTGAGTCACCTACTTCTACTTGGAAGTCTGTGGCATCAGTTGACTGAATGTGTAATACTGAGCCATAACGAGTAATTGTAATACCTGAAATAGCACTAGCATCAGTAATGTTTTCATAAAGATTAGTGTCTACAGCAGTAGCTGAAAAAGTATCTAAGTTTTCAGCAATCAAGTCAGTAGATGCACCACGTTCTGCATTTTGTGTCTCAGGAGTAGTGTCTTGTGTTGAGGACTTTGTAGCAAATTCTACTGTTTCTGTTGTTCCACTTTTAGTAATCTTTAAACGATATGTAGAAGAATAGTCAGCCTGACGTACATATACTAATGCCTCAGGGTTACGTGTAGGACTTGTGGCAGTGCCTTGGGCTACTGTTGTATTCTTGTTTACAATAAAGGTTGTATCTGCAATAGATACAGCAGCTAGCTCTAAGCTAGGGTTAGTCAATCCTGATAAATAACTAGCAGCGTTATTGGTAACAGTCTTAGATACACCATCTTTGTCAAACACCCTGATAGTACCAGCCGTATCTACCACCATAGAGTAGAACTCATTCTCATCCCTACGGATAGTATGGATAAAAGCTTTATCCAGATCAGAAATAGTACCTAGATCAGCAACATGCTCAGAACTAGGACGCTTAGACAATCCTGTTACCACGCTAGACAGAGCGTTCTCTTGTAGTTCTGCTTGTGTAGCTAGACGTAGTGATGGTGGCTGTTGTGATACACCATTAATAAGGTTAGGGATAGATTGACTGATGAGTGCCATTAGATTGTTCTCCGTCCCTGCCTATCAATAATGCTAAAGGTATCATAGTTGTCAAAGATGTTATGATCATCAGCAGCTTTATCAAAATCTTTTAATTGTACTAAAGCCTGTTCTTCATCTTTTTCTTGGAAAGTGTGCAATGTGTTAGAACCTACTACACGATCTTGAAATATACGAGTAGCGCGTAGTACAATATAACGCTTTGCTACTTCTGGTAAATCATCAAATATTAACTGTATTACCACATCAAGGGCAACATCCGTACTAATAATAAAAGTGTGATTAACTCTGTCGTACATTTTTAAGCCACGCTGCACAAGATTAGGCGCGTTAGCTTTTAGTGTGGCATCTGCTCTAAGAATATCAGCAGGTAAAATTATCTCACCTGCCACTGTCTTAGCAAAACTTTTGTTTAATTCTGTGTTAAAGTGCCAGCCCATAGACTGTACTTCTCTGTCAATAGTATTTAAAATACTTTCTGCAATCTCAGCTTCAACTAGTCCTGATGATAAACTACTAACTGGTGCCTCACCAATGGCAGATAGCATTGTATTGACTGCATCTAATTTACTTGTTCCTGCCATTTAACTACCCTTTACCCATTTCTTAGACGATGATTTTGTTTTAGCTGGGTCCCATTTAGTTTTTGCAGCCCAATATGCTGCACTCGTTTCGCCTTTAGCAATATTCTTTTTATGGCGATTCTCAAATGCTTGGCGTTGACCTACTGTTTGATTAGTCTTAACACCCTTTTGTCCATACCTAATCATCTTAGGCTTATCTTTAGTACCTATTAACACCGCATGAGACTTAGAGGCATTGGGCGTTCTTTTAGGTATCCGCAAACCCTTAAAGGTTTCTCCTGCGTGTGTAATAGCCATACTATTCTCCAAAGTAAAAAAGGGAGTAGCCGTTAAGCTACCCCCAATATTCTTAGACCTCTACAAGACCAATACATGATGCAGGACGCAGGACGTTGTGTCCCATTGCGTACTTAGCAACCATGAGTGTGCCTTGACGGTTGATCTGGTACTCAGACTCCATGCCCAAGTCAAGAAGCTTGACAGTAGCAACAGCTTCTGGTGTAAAGACAAAGCCACGTAACTTAGCAGCTTCTGCAACCATGTCGCGTCCATCTACAGCAGCAGTTGGAAGGTCATAGTGAGTAGTGCGTCCAGAACCAGCAGTGTTTGCTAGTGGCTGGTTGTCGTTTGTCTTACCTTCATCAGCATTACCTGTGGTAAAGTTCTGATACAGGTTAGTTACATCAGCATGGTTTGACATGATTACAGGAATACCTGCAATTGACGGAACCATACCTGAAGCAATTGAACCGTTACCACCAAAGTCTTGGTTCATGTATGTCAGCTTTGAGCCATCAGTTACATCCATCAGTGCATAGTACTGTGCTGGTGGAAGGACAACTACAGCGTTGTCTGATGGTACGTTAGCAATGTCCATTGTTTTCTTGGCATCAAAGACTGCCTTAGCAAGCTTTGCTGGATCAAGAGAGTCAGCAGTAGCTGTACCAATGGTGACATTTGAAGTAAAGTCTTCTTCAGTGAAAGCTTTGTAGTCTTGAATAAGACCAGCAGCGGCTGTTGCGTTAGTTGACAGCGCAGCTTTAACAAGCATACGAGCTACGTTACGGTCTGCTTCGTTAGCTAGTGCAATACCAGCTTCCTTTGAGTAGATTGAACGTACATCGTAGTGGTTGATAGCTTCATCAATGTTAGCAATGAACTGGCTTGAGATAAGCAAGTCGTCAATTGTGACGATACGCTCACCTGCACGAATTGAACCACCTGTGATTTCGTTGCCAGGGGTCAGGTATTCAGCAGTTGCACGGCCTGTCATTGGGAATGAAGCAGACTTACCTTTTGAGATTGTGCGAGTACGCACTTTATCCATAAGGACTTTCTTTTCCTCATAGGCTGTTAGGACTTCTCCTGCATACAGCTTGAGAAACAGGTCACGTACGTCACCTGTTAGGTTATTCTGGCCTTGAAAGCTTACGCTATAGGCCGGATTTGAAGCGGCTTGTGCCATTTTAAATTACCTCTTAGTAATGTTAA